CACACTTTGTATGTCGCGCTTATCTCGATAATACAAATCATGATTACCAGGAATGAAATACACGTTTTCAAAATTATCATTCATGTGCTCCAGTGCCCGCAGGCTGTAGTTTAGGGTAACAATATTTAGACTGGCACGGTTGTTGTGCCAATCACCAAGGAACAAACAGGTTTCACAACCTTCTGCTCGAGCCTTGGCAGTGGCCCACTTGACAAAATTCAGGCAGTCTTCATTGTGTTGAGTGCTGTTTGACTTTAGTCCAAAGTGAATGTCGGTCCATACCGCGGCTTTACGAAATAGGTTAGTCATCCTGCTATTATACTACTCATCAAGACTAGAAACAACCGGACCGGACAATGCTGCCATTGAGTGTTTACCTGAGTTCTGGCGAGTCCATGATGGATTGAGCCCGTTCATCTCCAAAATGTCATCACGGATGTTTTGATTTTTCTTTTCAATATTTAAGATACGAGTAAAACTATTAGTGATAGCGGCAGTATAATACGCAAAAGGGTTCTGCGATTTTGATTCATCGAACTGCAATCCGATTTGGCTGAGTTGTAGCAAGGCTTGTCCCCGCATTTCTTCGTTGTATGTGTACCCACGCCAGTTACTCCTTGTAGCATATCTTTCGCATAATTTCATGAACATGTTGGCCAAAGTTCGGGTCATTTTGCCATGATCTTTACAGAACTCGCCCCCATCTAAGGTGCCCTGCCAATGGCTTTTGCCCACCAAAAACGGCACCTTATTGTTGTCAATTCGATAATGCCAGAACGGAGGAAAGTTAACTCTCATGTGCGTGGGACTCAGCACAGGTTCTTCTATTAGGTCTGCTAACGGGTCTTCTACAACATCATCTAATTCAAGAAGATCTTCTAACTTGCGTTTCTTGGCTTCGGCTTTGGTGATTTTTTTAGGTGCCATTGGTATGTGGTCCCAGCACGTGATACGAAACACAATGTCTGTGTTAGGTATCTTTTTGGGATCCACAATGTTACCTTCTCGCTTGAGCCTGTCTGCTCGGTTGCGTCGGGCTTCGGCTATGGTTTTTTGATTGATCTTGCTTACAGAGGGCAGGATTATATCAAATTGGTGATCGATGACCGGATCTCTAAAAGCACAATAGGTATTTTTGCTTAGATGAATCTCTTTGAGAATATCTCTGTTGTTGAGATAGTTGGTTTTGGGTGTGGCACGGATAGTTGCAGTCATTGACTGGGGATTCCTTTTAAAATATTACTTATTGTAACACATTTGTACTAGTTGTCAACCTTTTATAAACGGACCAGTTAATTTTTTGGTTAAATACAATCACAAGGAACAAACATGGATGAAGACATTCCATCATGGGATATACTGCCCCCAGAAGTAAATGCTGTTGTAACCAATGACGGCGAAGAATTTTTAAGCAACGCTGATGCTGATTCTCAGAACGGCGAAAATTTCTACGGGCAAAATCAAACGCTTGCAGGAAATGCCGCTTGGAATAATAAAAACTATCCTGGACAAACTGTACAAAATCCCGACAGTGTAGCAAATACCACAGACTATGGCGATTATGGTTCACCAACTGGTGCGGGTGCGGCAGGCACATCAACTACAGTGGCCTTGGATCCTTATTCTGGACTAACTGGTAAGCAACTGCAAGATCTCGGTGGAGCAGATCCCACTGACCCTTACATACGTGCCAGACTTGGCATCCCACAACTGCCTGGTTCTCCGCTGAGTAGTTTGCCCAGCACTAGTAACTTTTTTAATTCAATTAAAGATGTTGCAACGTCAGTGACAGGCACAGTACAAAAAGCCGTGTCGTCATTGACCACTAAGTCACCGGCCACAAGTCCTTATCCAAACGCATCTCCAGTTCGCACAGTACCGACTTCGAGATCGGCTGCTCCAGTGACGGACGAGTTTGGATTAGTCATTCTCAATGATCAACAAACCAATCAATTGATCAGTGGAGTAAATCCTGCATATCGTAATGGGTTGGCTCCAGAGCCGGTACCAATAATCGACAAAGTCACCGGTGAGGTCACCTATAACTTTAATTCGGAAATAGCCGCCGACGCCGCAAGACTCAATGCTCAAACATCCAACCCGTATCTTGTAAATATCAACGACGCCTCTGTTCAGATTGCTCGGGCCAATGAAGGTATATCAGCAGCCAATGGAACTATACAACAGTCGCAACAATACATTTCAGACAGCCAGAGTATTATTGCCCAGAACAATGCTGAATTGGCCAATCCAAATATTTCTGCAGAGCGAAGAGTCGAACTGGAATCCAACAATGCTCAACAGGCATTAGCAATTGATCAAAATCAAAATAATATTGATACTAATTCTTCCTACATCACTCAAGCAACAGAAAACAAACAGTTCAATGAGGGAATCATTGATACCAATGCCGCTGGTTATCGAGCCTCCACCGCTGGATCAAATGCTCCTGTAGCAGATCCGTACGCAGGACTAACGCCGGCTCAACTCAAAGAATTAGGTAATGCAGATCCTACAGATCCTTATATTCGTGCAAGATTAGGCATACCACAACTGCCTGGTTCGCCGTTGTCAACGTCACAAGCCAATAGTGGAAATTTTTTAACAACAAGTGCCGCACCGGTTAATACGCAAAATGGTCAGGCATATGGTGATGTTTTTCCGGATCCCAATGGCAATGGCGGCTTTGTAAATGCTAATGGAAATCCAGTTAACCCCGATGGTTCACCTATACCTGCAGTGGCCAGATCCTCTACTGCAATAGCCGTTGATCCTGCTAACACAGGATTCAGAACTGTAACTGGTGTAACAGCACCATTCTTTGGTGCCAATCCTGATGCTGAAGCAGAGGCCGCCGCCGCCGCACAAGTGGGACGACAGTTGGCACAACAACAAGCAGTTAATGCCGCACAAAAGAAAATAGCCAACAACGGTGATTGGCGAGTGCGATTGAGTCTGGCACCGGGCGCACGATATTTGTACAATGTAGATGGTGACCCTGGGATACTACAACCATTGGCGGTCACTGGTGGAGTGGTATTTCCGTATACCCCCAGGATTGAAATGAGTTATAAGGCCGACTATGAAAGTTATGCATTGACTCACAGCAACTACAAAGGGTATTTTTACAAAAGTAGTTCTGTGGACGCTATAAATATGACAGCCACTTTTACCGCACAGGACAGTGCAGAAGCCAACTATCTATTGGCGGTGATACACTTTTTCCGTTCAGTGACCAAAATGTTTTACGGGCAAGATGCTCAACGCGGTGCGCCACCTCCGTTGGTGTATTTGACCGGACTAGGACAATATCAATTCAATGGCCACCCTTGTTTGGTAACCAGTTTTAATTACAACCTACCAGGTGATGTAGACTACATACGAGCCAGGTCACCCAACATCAATGGTACAAATATGTTAACACGTAGAGACAAACAAGATTTACCAACCAACCCTATTTCGGGTGCTGTGGCTCGATTGCAAAATCTTTTTAGTGGCCAAGGTATAAGTTATGGTGCAGAGATTTGCAGACCACCACCACCCACACTGGGACTAAACAACCCTACTTATGTGCCTACCAAACTGGATATCTCATTAAACCTGTTGCCGGTGCAAACACGCAGTCAAGTTACCAATCAATTTAGTCTTCAACAGTATGCAACAGGTGCATTGCTAGGCGGATCACCAGGTACTTCAGGTAAAGGAGGATTCTGGTAATGGCCACTTATAATGCAACCAGTCCATATTACAACACAGGATACAGTCAATTCTTTTTGGATACAATGACCAATCGTCCTATACCCAAAAACGTTGATGATCAAATCATGTTGATCAATCAGACTTATCAGTATAGACCAGATCTCTTGGCCTATGACTTGTACAGCACACCTTCACTCTGGTGGGTATTTTACCAACGTAATCCTAACACACTCACTGCTCCTCCAATGGATTTTAAGACTGGCGTACAAATTTATCTTCCTAAAATTAGTACGCTACGTAGCACATTAGGATTCTAAATATGGCAAACAATCCTTGGGCTGTTGACGTAGCCAGAACTCAAGCCGCAATTACCCAGACCGTGGCCAACATTGCCAGGGACGAGGCAGCCTTGGCGCAAAACCCTGGCAATGTTAGATTACAACAACAAATTGATAGCGGCCGTGCCTACTTGGCAGACTTGCAACAACAATTAAACACATTTTTAATTGAATTTGATAATTTTGCATCAAGGCCGGTGGCCAGTGCCGGTGATATTGTAGGTAATGCCAATCGCGCCAGAGACGAAGATGCTAATGCCATACGTCCACCTGTGGGTCGAGAAATACTCACGCCTGCCGGTCGTATCGAACCTGCAGGGTCGGGTGCAGGTACCAATGCAGTCATAACCCCCACTACCGAAAATACCCCCACAGCAGGTACCAACAGCAACACAAGATCCATTAATCAAACGCAGGCAATTAACAATTTAAGCAATCAAGCCACCGCAGGAGCCGGACAAGCCACACCCGGTTTTGCGGCAACAGATCCTAGACGAGTAGATACAGGCCCACCGGGTGCAGCCGCTCGTGGCGATGATAATACACCACAAACTCCCAGCGTTGTGGTCAACAAATTAGACGCCCTGTATGCCGCTAACAACAACTACATAAAAGAACAATCTAACGTTCTTGATAATTATTTCAGTTATACCTATTCTTTAAGTTGGTATCTAGTGCCCCCGGTTTCTTATAATGTAAACATTGATAATATTAAACAAAGTATCAACGGATATTACTTACTGGCCCAAAGCGGTGGAGCAGGCACATCCCCGGGTACTAAGCAATCTTCCCCGAGCATTAACATAAGTGTGCCTGGGTACAACAAAAACTATGTAGATGTTGACTCAAGTACTGTAGTTGGTGCTGATCGTAGTCCATATTTTAATTTAGACTATTATCTTGATAATTTAACAATCGAAACTGCCTACTCAGCAGGAATTAATTCTGGCGGTCCGATGGCGTATAAAAATATATCGTTTTCAGTCAGTGAACCCAATGGAATTACATTACCGTTCAATCTTTATCGTGCAGTCAATGATGTTTACAATCAAAAAAACAAAACAAGTGCTAACAATGCTGGCGCCGTAAATTACTCATCTGGAATGTATTGCATGGTCATACGATTCTATGGTTACGACGAACAAGGAAACTTGGCACTACCAATAAAGAACGGCGTTGGTAGCACAGATCCTCTTGCAGCCGTGGAAAAATTTATATTTTATCAACAAACAAGTTTATCATATTCAGTGGGTAGCAGATTAACAGAATACAAAATCACAGGTGCTTCGCCCTCAACCAACATTGGATTTAGTGTAAATCGAGGCAGTATTCCGTACAACATGCAGTTTACAGGAACCACAGTTAAAGATATTTTAGTTGGTCAGATCAAACAACAAACTGCTTCTCAAGCCGCTGGCGATAACACAAGAAATGGTACACCAGTTTCTTCTTCGCCGCCGCCCCAACCAGTATCAACAACAACTGACACAAATCTAGCACCCAGTGGAGGACCATAATGGCAACAAATTTTCAAACAGACGTACCGAATTTTGCCGTGCCAAATGCTGGTATCAGCGGACAAAATATAACTGGGGCAACCACACTAAACAGATCATCTCCTGTAGTTGGCGAATCAAGTTTTTTAACAAAAATTAAAAATAATTTACCACCAGGCCCGGCAGCCCCACCAAATGCCGCTGCCGCACCCAAGCCTTCTACAACTACTGTAGGTACTGGACTTGTTGCGGCCTTGAACGATCATCAATTAAAATTGTTAAAAGCAGGGCAAATTGAAATTCCTGACATTTATGAAATTCAATTTCCGGAAAAAATTATTTCTGATGCAGTAATAGTACCGCCCGGCGGTCTTGACAAGGCACTTGCTGTGGGGGCCACTGGCGGTACTGCCGCTGATAAACTTTTGCCTAACAAGCAATCTATGGATCCAAAATCTCGAGCCAGAGCCGCAAGTGCAGGACAACAAATTGTACAATTCATTGATCAAGTTATACGAAGTAGCAGTTATATACAAGATCAGTCAGGAGAAATTTGGAATCAATCAACTGGTACCTGGAACAAATATTCAGCAAGGGCACAGCAGTTTGCCTGGTTCCAAGTTCTATGTAACATCGATATGCTAGAATATGATTATAAAAGAAATGATCATGCGTATCGTATGGTGTTTGTAGTTGTTCCTTTTGAAACTCCCATGTTGAGTACATACTTTCCATCAGGCAAATATAGAGGAGTTCACAAGGCATATCAATATTGGTTTACAGGTGAAAATAATTCAGTTATAAGTTTTGAACAATCATTTAATAACCAATGGACTCAGGCCATTACAGGATCTACTACTCCTGACATAAGGGCACAAAAAGCAAATTTTCAAAATAATCCAAATTATCAGGAAACCTGGAAAACTAACGTGTTTCCGGCCAGTAGTCAAAGCAACCAGGGTGGTCAACAGTTGACCAACGAGCCGGGTGCTAATGCCGCAGATTTTCTGTACACAGCAGACTTGGCCACCGCAAAAATAACCATAGTAGGAGATCCTGCTTGGCTGCCAGGACCACAAACTGATTATATATCACCAGATACATTTAACCCAACGGCATTTTTTGCTGATGGGACTATTAATTCAGTGGCCAGCGGTGCATATTTTCAAATTACATTTAATACTCCTGCAGATTATAATTTACAAACAGGATTAATTGATCCAACAACTGCTCCAAACGGCAGCAATAATAACACAGTATCAACTGTATACGTTGCATCCAAGGCAACTCATACGTTTAAAGGTGGCAAGTTTACCCAGGAATTAGAAGGAGACTGGGTCACCTACGATGCAAGTGTGCAAAAAACTCCACCATCGTCGGTGGTCCGTGAAACTGCAACACCAGTTAATAATTCATCTCGAGTGGCACAACAAAGACAGCAACAACAAGACACACAAAATAAAGCAGTTGCATCTCAACAAACGCCATTGGCCAAAGGCGTGCAAATTATTCTCAATCCAGTTGATGTGCCTCCTACTGCCAGTGACGCAGAATTACGAGGAACACCTGCTTATAATCAGGCCCGTATAGCAGGCAAAAATGATAAAGAAGCAATAGCAATTGCTAGGGCGGCAAGTGCTGCCGGCACAAACAATAATCAAGGCACCGCACTTCCTGGCATACGCACAGGACCACAGCCCATTGTCAAAGATGGCAACCCAGGATAAGGAAAAACAATGGCAGAAAATCTAGAGAGAAGTTCAGGAAGAGCAGAAAATTTTAAATTTGATCGTGGCGGCCAAATTGCCGATGTGGGCCCGTTTGTGGGGGTGGTCAAAAACAACGTTGATAGTATTAGGTCTGGCAGACTATGGGTATACATCGAACAATTTGGTGGGGATAATCCCGAAGACACTACCACTGGTTGGCGCCTGGTCAACTACTTGCCCCCATTCTATGGTGTGACAGAAAAAAACAGCACTAGTGTGGGCCCAGGGACCTATCCTGGCAATCAACAAAGTTATGGCATGTGGTTTACTCCCCCAGACTTAGGCACGCGAGTTTTGTGTTTTTTTGTAAATGGCGATCCTAACCTTGGCTACTATCTAGGGTGTATACCAGACCCTGGGGTGAACCGCATGATCCCAGCCATTGGTGCTGTGCCTAAAAATCAATATGTCACAGGTAACAAAGCACAGACTGCGTATTTTGCAAACTCACCGCAATTGCCAGTGACTGAAATCAACAATGAAAACGAACAGATTGATAAAAATCCCAAGTTTTACGATCAACCTAAACCTGTGCATAGTGTACAGGCTGCGATATATTTCCAACAAGGTCTGGACAATGATCCTGAGCGTGGTCCCATTGGATCAAGTGCGCAAAGAGAAAGTCCTAGCACAGTTTATGGTATATCTACTCCAGGAACACCAATCTATGCAGGAGGCCTAGACCCAAATACAATTCGTAAGCAACTCAGCGAAGGTGGGGTTAGAGATACTGATGTTAAAGTCATTGGCCGTTACGGTGGACACACTTTGGTAATGGATGACGGAGACCTTGACGGTAATAATGCCTTGTTCCGGATGAGATCCGCTAAAGGTCATCAGGTTATGATGAATGACTCTGCAGATTTTATATACATTGCTCATGCCAATGGGCAAACATGGATTGAACTTGGAGTTGAAGGTACTGTGGATGTGTATTCTACAAACTCTGTGAACGTGCGCACAGAGGGAACTATAAACCTACACGCAGACAAAGACATCAACATGTATGCCGGCGGTAACATCAGCATGAAAAGTGGTGCGGCTACCAACATAGGTGCAGTGACCACAATGAACCTGGCTGCTGAAGTAGGCATGACTTTGTTTAGCACAGCCGCATTGGGTATTCGTAGTGATGGCAGTTTAAGTTTACAAAGTCAATCAGGTTCTTGGAACGGTGGAACAAAATTGGCTCTCAAAGCCGGTAGAATTGATCTCAATGGGGGGTCTGCTAAGACAGTGACCCCACCTAAATTGTATCCCAAACGCACACTAGATGACACTGTGTTTGATTATAGCAAAGGGTGGCAAGTCAAAGCAGGTGCATTAGAAAGTATTGTCACAAGAGCACCCACGCATGAGCCCTATAAATATCATAACCAAGGAGTCAATGTGCTAGTAAATTTTGTCAACGGACAACCTACACCTCCTCCTACTGCAGAACCAGTGCCCGCAGGTTGGAATTTACAAGTTAAATAATGAACGTTTATAAATTTACAACCCCTACAGGTCAAATAGTTGAAATAACAGGACCCGCAGACTCTACCCCTGAACAAGCGCAGGCTATTTTTAACCGGCAGACAGCAACTGGTAGTCTAGTAGGACTAAAGGCTGGAGACGTATTAAACAGTTTGGTGCAAGCCAAAGGTGGACTTACTACAGCCTACTCTCAATTGGCCACATATATTTTTAATGGTACATATAATACAAAAAACAACATACCAAATCTTCCAGCACAAAATCCAACAAACATATCAACCTTTGTTACCACACCAGTATTGGCATCCAACACAGTGGGCCCATTATCAACCACACAAGTACAAGGATTGATGGCATCCACAGCCGCTTCAGTAAATCAAAATGCTACAGATATTACTGTTGAAAAAGGGCTAGGCACCTACGGGCTAACTCCTACTCAGTTGCAACAAGCAGGTCTAATCAAACCGGGCACAGCAGAACTGATCAATCAAGATCCTGCAAATTCTGTATCAATACTGAGTAGCCCTACAGTATGGACTGGTAAAGGTGGTGCAACTGATTTAAATACAGTATTAAACAACAACACATTACAAGCCACAGTACAACAAAGTTCTATGGCCACCAGTTATGATCAACTTACCCAGTTAGGGGTGGTTAGCAATAGCACAGTCAACTCAACCGTGGATCCTTATGCAGGACTCACTGACGAACAGATACAAACACTAGGCGGAGCAGATGCAACGGATCCGATCATACGTGCTAGATTAGGGTTGCCATCGTTAGCGGATACGTCGTCAACAGTCGGACCTATTGTGAATAATGCCGCCAACTTCAGCGTGAAATCCACTGTCGATTGGTTAACAAACACTGTGGGCGGGAGTAGCATTGGTCAGTTGACTACGTCGGCTATTAACTCTATATTTGGTCAGAACTTTGGCACAGTGAACCAATCTATAAGCGGTGGAGTAAATCCCTTGCAGACTGGTGTTCAAACACCTCGTGGATACTCTAATACAGTAAATCGCTCGGTAATAGATGCCAGTTTCAATAGCATTATTGGTAATAATAAGATTCCTAGAACTATATTCTCTCAGCCCACATTAGGAATCAACGCCCAATCATCAGCAACAGTTACTTCAACAGTTACTGGTCTCAACGGTTTGTTAAAACAAGTGGCTAGTACCACTACAGGTGCGGCCGCATTAACAGCCGCCGCAGCCGCATCTGGCGGATTTGGCGGCGATATTTTGTCAGCAATTCAAACTGGTGCAGGGCTGTATAAGCAGGCCGAAAGTATTGGAAAGTCAATTGAAAGTGTTCAGAAAGTTTTAGCAGATCCTCGAGTGCTCGAAGCAATAAAAGACATTCCTGGAGGTCAATTTGTGCTTGATAGTCTAGCGGCGCCCGGCGCCGCTATAACCGGCGGGGACTTTGTTGATTTAACAAATGTGAATGTGGCAGATTTAGTGGAAACAGCCAATTTAGAAATAGTAACAGACTATTTTGATATTGGCCCTGCAGGAGCCGATGTTATAGATGCTGGCAGTGAGATCTTAGATGCTGGCAGTGATATCCTAAGTGAAGCCGGTAGTTTCTTTGCATAATTTTTAACAATAAATACCATATGGCCACATTTATCGGATATAGTACTATTAATCAATATAAAAAATTCACATTAACTGATGGCGAATTAGTCAAACGTGATCTTTTAAATGCTTTTAATATTCGACAAGGTACTTTGCCTGGACGACCAGAGTACGGATCAACTTTATTGGATTATATTTTTGAAAATCAAGATACAACCACAGAACGTGCTATAATTGCAGAAATACAAAAAATTGCCAGCGGCGACCCAAGAATCTACATTAGTGATATAAATTATTATCCTCAACAGAACGGAGTATTGATAGAGTTACAAGTTCAAATTGTTCCTGGCACTACTACTGAACAGTTGAGTGTATTTTTTGATCAATCTACTAGACAAGCCGGGTTTGTATAACTACGCCGTTTATTTTTGCAATAAATAAAAGAAACGGACTATTATGGCAAGAACCACAAGACAAACAGTTGTATTCGGAGTTGAAGATTGGAAAAGAATCTATCAAACCTATCGAGAAGCAGACTTTCAAAGTTACGACTTCGAAACCCTGCGCAAGAGTTTTGTAGACTACATACGACAATATTACCCTGAAAGTTTCAATGACTACATTGAAAGTTCAGAATTTATTGCCATACTAGATGTCATTGCATTCATGGGTCAAGCCATGAGTTTCCGCAATGATTTGAACACCAGAGAAAATTATCTAGGCACAGCAGAACGTAGAGACAGTGTGGTCAAACTGGCTGAACTAGTGAGTTACACTCCTAAACGCAATCAAGCCTCACAGGGATTTCTCAAAGTATTCAGTATACAAACAACAGAAAACGTCACCGATTTTAATGGCGTAAACTTAGCCAATGTCACCGTGAACTGGAATGATCCTACCAATTTCAATTGGGCTGAACAATTTGTGGCAATTATCAATGCGTCTCTTGTGGATACACAACGCATAAATCGTCCAGGCAATAAACAAACCATCATCGGAGTTGAAACTTCTGAGTATGGTATAAATTTAGTTCCTGGATTCCTACCAGTAATTCCTTATACTGCCAGTGTAGATGGCATAACCATGCCATTTGAAGCAGTTAATTCTACTTCTGTCGGCCGAGATTACATTTACGAACCTAGTCCACGTGCAACAGGAATTTTTAATTTATTGTATAGAAACGATCAATTAGGTTATGCATCGGCCAACACTGGATTCTTTTTCTATTTTAAACAAGGTGTATTGCAAAATCAAGACTTTAATCTTGGTGAACGCATTGCCAATCGCGTAGTCAATATCAATATTGAAGGTGTTAATAATGAAGACCGGTGGTTGTATCAACTAGATACAGTAGGCAATGTACAGTACGAATGGCAGTATGTACAGAGTGTCTATGCCGCTGCCACAGAACAACTAGCCCCGGATCAAAGAAAACTGTTTTCAGTGGCCAGCAGAACCAATGACCAAATCACATTGACCTTCGGTGACGGTGTGTTTAGCACCATACCCGTGGGAACATTCCGCGCCTACGTTCGTGCAAGTAATGGATTGGCATATATTATTAATCCTGAAGAAATGCAAAGTGTTGTTATTCCTATCAGTTATGTAAGTCGTACTGGACAACTTGAAACAATTACATTCACTTGCGGTATTACACAACCTGTAAGCAATGCACAACCTCGTGAAACCATTGACGAAATTAAACAACGTGCTCCTGCTAGATACTATACACAAAATCGTATGGTCAACGGTGAAGACTACAATAACTTTCCTTTTACTCTATATAATTCAATTATCAAAAGCAAGGCATTGAATCGTGCGTCGATTGGAACTAGTCGATATCTTGATCTAGTAGACAATACAGGCAAGTACTCAAGCACTAATACATTTGGCAGCGATGGCGCCCTGTGGGAAGAAAACCAATTGCCCACTTTCAACTTTTCTTGGTTGACACGTAATGATGTGGCCGCAGTAATCGGCGACGATATTCAACCTTTGTTGGTGTCAACTGGCCTGACCAATTCTATTATGCAAACTTTCCAAGACCAAATCTCACTGTATTGAATTTCACATGGAACCAAAGTACAACTTTGGCCAATGAAACCACTGGATATTTTGTAAATCTATCAGGATTTCCTGCTGCCATTGGAACCTATAGCAGTACAGTCAGCAAATACATACAGATTGGTTCGTTGGTACAGTTTGTGCCGCCCATCGGTTACTACTTTGACAGCAACAACAGACTCAAACTAGGAACTCCTACACAAGAGAATGACAAACTAATTATTTGGGCTAGTCCTATAGCAATCGTGTTAGATGGAACCAATCAAGGACAGGGCAATTTTTCAAATGGAACAGGGCCGGTTACACTTAATAATTTTGTGCCCACTGGTGCTATTCCTGTGGCAGTTATTCCTTTGTTTGCTACAAACTTACCAACCACAACCGTTAATGCCATTACTGAACAAATTGTGTTGTATCGAAATTTTGGTCTAGGGTACAACAATACCACAGCCACTTGGTACGTGATTACAAGTACAAACTTAGCAGTAGATGCACCATTTAGTTTGACTAATGCAGAAAATACATCAGGTACCAACCAAGATGCCTCGTGGTTGATTGAATTTGTTACCAATGGCACTAGTTACACAGTGACTAGTCGTGCATTGTTTTATCTATTTGGATCAGTTCTACAGACTAGATTTTTCTTTGAAACTAATCAACGTATCTACGATAGTCGTACTGGCACAGTGATTGCTGACTTTGTAAATGTATTAAAGACCAATTCAAGACCAGATACAAATACCCCCTTGCCAGGAGATATACGAATGGCCATTGTTGGCCAGCCAGTTGCCAGCGATGGTTTTGTTGATGATTATCAAGTGTTTGTAAGTTATCAAGATTCAGACAATGATGGAGTACCAGACGATCCAGACTTCTTTGACGAAATTGTTGCACCCACAGTAAACCCTACTACCAAATGGGTGTTCTTTGAAAAGACCGTGGACTTTGATAACTTGCAACGTTACCTATTGGTAGACCCAGGGCGTGTGGATTCAGAATATGCCACTAAAAATGATATCGAAGTAGTAATGATGCAGTTTGTGCCAGGGCAGGTATTTTACGCATACGATCAAACTATTACTATCGGACCATTGGCCGGGCAAGTAGGCGCCTTCTATGAACTAGTTATCAGCGGAAATGGTGTGCGTAGCCTAGTTGAAGTGTCTGATCAATGGTTAGCCAGAGTTGGCCGTCAGAGTTTGTATTATCAATACAGACACAACGCCGCATTAACTAGCAGAATTGACCCAGGAACAACTAATATCATTGATGTGTATGTGGTCAATCAAGCCTACTATACTGCCTATCAGAATTGGCTACGAGATACAACTAATACTGTGGCTAAACCTGCAGTCCCTACAATAGACGAACTTAGCACAGCCTACCAGGGACTGAATGATTACAAGATGATCAGTGACAATGTGATTGTAAACAGCGTGGTATTCAAGCCGTTGTTTGGCCCCAAAGCGGCCAAAGAGTTGCAGGCCACAATTAAAGTTATCCGCGCCGCGGACAGTACAGCCAGTGAAAGTGAAATAAAAAATCTAGTGGTTGCAAATTTAAACACATATTTTAGTATTGACAAATGGGACTTTGGACAAACATTTTATTTTTCAGAACTTGCCGCTTACATACACTCCAACATGGGCGGCATAGTAAGTTCAGTAGTACTGGTTCCGCTAGATCCATTAAAAAGTTTTGGTGACCTGTATGAAATACGTAGTGGTCCAAGTGAAATATTTGTCAACGGTGCCGGAGTCACTAGTATAGAGGTAATTACTGCATTGACCAGTACTAACATTAGAACTGCACCCGGCAGTGGAGTAATTTAATGGCCATACGTACTGTTGATTTTTTACCTGATATATTTCAGACTGCTCCTAACAAACAATTTTTAAATGCCACTCTAGATCAATTG